ACCGATCTCATCAACCTTTTTAGCGGCTATGGAGGAACCTAACATGCCTGGAATGAAACCCTACGGCGCCAAGCCCGCCGGCAAAGGCGGCAAGATGACCCCACCGCGCACGCCTCGTCGCCCCGCGCCATCTCGCAAAGGAAAGTAAGCCATGGGTGCGCCCGTCGTTTCACAAGCGCTTGAGACGCTCACAGCCACGATCGAAAACGGCGGCAGTTTGTCCGGCGCTGTAGATCTCGGCGGGCGCAAGCTGGTCGCGATTGACATGCCTTCAAGCTGGACTGCTGCTTCGCTGACCTTCCAAGCCAGCGTGGATGGCGTCACTTATGATGACCTGTACGATGGCGCGACTGAGCGCACACTTGTGGTCGCCGCTTCGCGCTATCTGGCGCAAGCCATTGGCGATTGGGTTGGCGTGCGGTTCCTGCGCATTCGCTCTGGCACAGCCGGCACGCCGGTTAACCAAGGCGGCGCGCGAACGATCACTTTGGTGGTGCAGCCGTGAGCATCTTGGCGCTTTGGCTTAAGCGGGGCTTTATTGGGGAACGGGCAAGCCCTGGCGGGTCTGTGGCCGAAGAGGTTGTAGCGCGTACTGGTGTGGTAATTGTAGCCCGTGATGGCTCAACGATTGTGGGGCGTGACCTATGAGCACTATGCCAATCTATGCCCTTGTCGATACGTGGAATAGTGCAGGCACGGTTTTTACCGGCATAGGCTTGAACGTCACCGACACCGCCTCCGCAGCGGGCAGCCTGCTAATGGATTTGCAGGTGGGCGGAAACAGCAAGGTTCGCATCACAAAAGCCGGACTCCTTGATTTTGAAGGTGCCGGGACAGGGTTTCTGCGCGATTCCGGCGGCGGCATGTTGCGGTGGCGCATAAACGGTGTTGATAGGGGCGCGTTTGGCGTTCAGACAATACAAGTATTTGGATCTGCCCAATACATATTTGGTGACAACGGAGACATTGTCCTTGTCCGAGACGCCGCCGACACCCTCGCGCAGCGGCGGGGGACGAACGCGCAGGCGTTTCGGGTCTACAACACGTTCACGGACGCGAGTAATTATGAGCGGGTTTTTATCGGCGCTGGCGGCGGCAATTTTCAAATTTACACACAAAACGCGGGCTCCGGTGTTGCTAAAGAATTGCAGTTTGGGACAAACAACGGAGTCCAATGGAAGCTAAATTCCGGTGGTCACTTCCTCGCCGGAGCCGACAACACCTACGACATCGGCGCAAGCGGGGCGAATAGGCCGCGGAATCTCTACGTCGCGGGACGCGCTGTCATTGACACCCTGACGATTGGCCTGGGCGGTCAGACCTCGGTAGCAACAAACACCGCACTTGGCGTTCAGGCGCTGCATAGTGCGAGTTTAACGGGTGTTCAAACAGTTGCTGTTGGCAATTTTGCAGGAAATTCACTTACAACTGGTGGGAGCAGTGTGTTTGTTGGTCACGGCGCGGGCCAAAATGTGACAACTGGCACAGAAAACACAGCAGTCGGAAGGTTGTCTTTATCTAGTGCGACAACCGCCAATTACAACACAGCAATAGGTCAAAACGCCCTCCTTTACTACAACACTTCCAACAACACTGCGATTGGTCACAAAGCTGCACAAGGTTCTACAACTGTTGCGAATAATACTGGTAGCGACCTGACAGCGGTTGGTTATCAGGCGCTGGCGAGTAATACGAGTGGCAGCAACAACAGCGCGACGGGCGCTTACGCGCTCTTCTCCAACACCACGGGCAGCTTCAACAGCGCGACGGGCGCTTACGCGCTCTTCTCCAACACCACGGGCAGCTTCAACAGCGCGGTGGGGGTGAACGCCCTTTACAACAACACCACTGGCAGCAGCAACAGCGCGGTGGGGGTGAACGCGCTCCGCGACAACACCACGGGCGGAAACAGCACGGCGGCAGGAAGGGAAGCTCTTGAGCGATTTGTCTCCACCGGAAACCAAGTTGCAGTCGGCTACCGCGCCCTGCGCGGCGGTGATGCAACACCCGCCAATAACACCGGCGCAAACAACATTGGCATTGGCTTCCAAGCTGGTGATGCAATCACGACCGGCTCAACCAACATCGTCATCGGCCACAACATCGACGTGGACAGCGCCACGGGATCGAACCAAATCAACATTGGCGACCGCTACTTCCACGACCGCGTTCGTCTGCTTGAGCGCGGGGCAGACCCTGCCAAACCAGCCGAAGGCAACATGATCGTTTGGATGAGCGACGGCACCGGCCTTGGCGACGACGGCGACGTCATCATCGCGTCAACCGCAGGCGGCGTGACGAACTACGCCATTCTCTTCGACCACAGCGCCGGAACCCTCTGGCCATAACATAGGAGACTAAAAATGTCTGACACACCCACACCCGAAGAAATCGCCCGCCACTACTCAGCGATGCTCGACAGCGTGAACCTGATCAACTCCCTCGTGCCAACCACGGACGCGGACGATCTCGCGACGATTGAGCGCAACGTGCTGCACCTTGAGCAGATGAAGCAAAACCCTTGGTGGGACGGCTATGACCTGTCGTCTTGGGATGCGGCTATTGCGCTGGGGAGGGGCCAGTGACCTACACCCTCACCATCACCGACGACTACACCGTGCCCGAAGGTCCGTTTGCGGACAATGCGGCTTATCTCACGTTCGTGCTTAATCGCGCCGCTGAGAGCTACCGCAACCAGTACGCAGCCGCCGATTTCGAGGCGGGAATTACTGCCGCGCGTGAGGCCTACAACGCCGCTCTTCCTGCCCCTGTGGAGACCCCCGATGCAGCTTGACCTCACCCCCGCTCAATTCCAGGTGCTCGCTGGCCTGCTTGACTGCGCCATTAAAACCCTCGGCATCCGCGCGATGGAGGATGACGTGGTGGACCTGATGCAGGTGGTCAAAGCGGCGGCGCAGGCGCAACCGCAGCCGATGGACGAAGCGGCGTGACTAGCAAAGCGTTTGATAACGTCATCGCGCTAAACAACGCGGTTAACGTGCTATCGTTTGGTGCGGATAGAACCGGCGCGACGGCTTCACACGCTGCGTTTCAGGCGGCGGTAGATGCAGCGAGCGGGCCGCCTGCAAATGGTTTTACTCACGTCATCGTGCCTGCTGGAAATTATCGTTTTGACGCCAAAGTCACAATTCCAGACGGTCGCCGCATGAAATGGCAAGGGCTCGGCGACGCAAGACTGTTTACCAATTCCAACATTGTCATGATTGAGCACATTCGCGGATCAAGCGCAAATTGGTCAAGACTGTTCTTAGAAAACCTGTGGTTACAAAAACTTGGCGGTGCAGGCTCGGCAATTGGCATAAATTGGCAAGGGCCTGATTCAACTTATGATGACAGCCGCTTAGAGATGACCCACTGCGAAATGCGCGGGTTTTGGCGGGGCGTGTCAATGGGATATGCTTCAGGAGCATTTTCGCAAGCATATCATGTTGACAACCTAACAGACTTTTTCTTTACGCGCGGCGCGTCTTTTATAAACCTTGAAAACATCACAAGCTTGAACGGCGATTATTTCGTTTACGCAGATGATACAGTCGGCGGCGGAATATCAAACACCCTCAATGTGTTGCAGTGTGTTAGCGTGTTCAAACAACAAACTGACATTCGCATGCGCGGCTGGGACGCGGTTAACGTGCAAAACGGCGGATGCGATTTAGGCGGTTCGGGCTCTGGCGCAGGGCAATCGGCCATATATCTGCAAAGCTGCACCAACGTGAACATTGCAAATCAATACGTCAGCAGCGCTACAACAGGATCGCCAAATCCGCGAGATAACCGCTCCGGCATTAATTTGCTTAACAGCCAAGTGACACACATTATCGGCAATCGCATTGTAGACAATGCGCACGGTGTTTTGGTTACAGGCCCTTCTGGAGGCGCAAACACGTTAATTCAAGGAAACTCCTTCCGAAACAACCAGCTAAATCACATTATTGCAGTCGACAGTGCTGGCGGGCGCGTGTTGGGAAATAGCTTTGACAACACGCCAAATCGGACAAGCACCAATTTTGAGGTTTACCTCAATGTTGCTGGCAACACTGGTTGGAGTGTCAGTAATAATCTGTTTGAGGGAGCAAGCTATTCAATTGTGACGGGGGGCAACGACAATGTTGGCAACAATATCTGGAGCGAGCCTCTGCCATGACGATTGATGAGCTTTTAGAGCGCGTAGAACCAGGGCCCATGCGGTTTTACAACTCTGCAACAGGAGAACGCATGGGTTGGCATTTGCCAATTCGCGCAGATGCGTCATGGGTTGAAAGCAATCCGCCAGCACGCGCTGTTGAAGCGCCAAGCGGGCTTGCTCAGCGTTTGCTTGACGCGACGGATTATGTCGAATTTAGGCATTGGACGCAGGCTAAAACACCAACATTTGCATGGCTCGCATGGCGCGAAACCTTGCGCGAAGTCGTGCGCGGCAACGCAACAGACATCCCGCCAGAACCGGAGCGTTACAATGCCCCTTAAACGCGGCTCATTGAGCAAAACCATCAGCGCCAACATCCGCACCGAAAAGGCGGCTTAAGCTAAGGATGAACCGGAATAATGACCAACGTCATCGACGCCCCCATCGTCACCCGCCTATCGCTTAACCCAGAGCGCGTGCTGGAAGCCGCCCTTGGTAAGCTGAGCGATGTCGTCATCGTTGGCTACACGCATGACGGCGAAGAGTACTTCGCGTCATCCGAAGCCAACGGCGCGGAAGTGGTGTGGCTGTTGGAGCGGGCTAAGCTTCAGCTTTTGCGCATGGGGGACGGCGACAATGCCTCTTAAGCGCGGTTCATCTAAAGCAACGGTAAGCGCCAACATTCGCACCGAGATGGCGGCGGGCAAGCCGCAAAAGCAAGCGGTGGCCATTGCTTTGTCCAAAGCCGGGAAGAGTAAACCGAAAACAAAGCGTTAACACAAATGACCGACTTCGACCCCTTCGACATCCAAACTGCCCAAGCCCGCGAGAATGACCGCAGGCACACGGCGGCTATGGAGCGTCGTGCAGAGGCTGAAGACTGGTCTTGGCTCCTCGCAAGCAAGCGAGGCCGGCGAATTGTGAAGGAGCTTCTCGACGTGGCTGGCGTGGCGCGATCCAGCTTCACCGGCTCAAGCGAGACCTTTTACCGCGAAGGCCAGCGCGCCATTGGGCTGCATATCTTGCGCCAGGCCTGGACCTACGCGCGCGAAGAAGTGCCAAACCTACTGAGGGCTGACGATGAGTAACGAAACGACACCAGAGACGTTGATGACTGCCGCAGAGATCACCGCAGGCGAGTCATCTACGACGGCCAGCGCCACCGATGCATCGGTGACTGGCGACCAGCAGCCGGAGACCGGCAGTAGCACGCCACCCGCGGAAGACCAGCCCGCGACCAGTGGTGAAGAGATTGACTATGCTTTCACCTTTGAAGGGGACGTCGATGTTGACGCAACCTCGCTCGAAGACCTGAAGGCCCTAGCCAAGGATCTTAAGCTACCGATCGATCAGGCGCAGAAGATTGCCGATCTTGGCCAGAAGCAAGCCCAGCGCTGGCTTCAGGCCCAAGAGCAAGCGATCCAAGACGCCACGGCTCAGTGGGTTGAACAGGTCAAGACCGACAAGGAGCTTGGTGGAGAGGCGCTTAACGCCAATCTGGCCACGGCCAAGACGGCCTTGAACAAGTTTGGATCACCTGAGCTGACAAAGCTGTTGGACGAAAGCCGCCTCGGCAATCACCCGGAAGTTATCCGGTTCTTCCACCGTGTCGGCAAGGCCATCGGAGATGATAGCCTAGTGCCTGGAGGCAGGACGACCAATCGCCCTGCTAACCCGGCGCAGCGTCTCTACGACAACTCTAACCTCTCATAACGTAATGATGTAAGGATACAGCCCAATGGCAACCCTTTCGACTATCCACCCCACGCTGATGGACGTGGCCAAGCGCCTCGATCCGGACGGCAAAATTGACACTATCGTTGAGATCCTCGCGGAAACCAACGAAATCCTCGAAGACATGGTTTGGATGGAAGGCAACCTGCCGACCGGCCACCGCACCACGATCCGTTCAGGCCTTCCGGCCCCGACCTGGCGCAAGCTCTACGGCGGCGTGCAGCCGACGAAGTCTCGTACCGTGCAGGTCACGGACACCTGCGGGATGCTCGAAGCTTACGCCGAAGTGGACAAGGCCTTGGCCGACCTCAACGGCAACACGGCTGCGTTCCGCTTGTCTGAGGATCGCGCCCACATCGAAGGCATGAACCAAGAGTTCGCGTCTTCGTTGTTTTACGCCAGCGAGGCCACCGCGCCTGAGGAGATCACGGGCTTTGCCCCGCGCTTCAATCTCAGCACGGCAGAGAATGGCGAGAACATCATTCGCCAAAGCAATGCCCAACCGGACGGCACTGACAACGCATCGATTTGGCTTATCTGCTGGGGCGAGAACACTTGTCACGGCATCTATCCCAAGGCGTCTATCGGCGGCTTGCAGATGACCGACAAGGGGCAAGTGACCATCGAAAACATCGACGGTTCCGGCGGGCGCATGGAAGCTTACCGGACCCATTATCGTTGGGATTGCGGTCTTTCCGTGCGTGACTGGCGCTACGTGGTTCGCATCCAATACAACAGCGAAGACCTCGTTGGCGATGCAGCCTCTGGCCCCGATCTCTTGGACCTCATGACCCAAGCGCTTGATGTGCCGCCATCGTTGACCCTCGGTCGCCCGGCGTTCTACATGAACCGCCGCGCTCGCTCCTTCCTGCGTCGCCAAATGCTGGAAAAGGTCGCAGGCTCAACCCTGACGATGGAGCAGATCGGCGGCAAGCTTGTGCTGGCCTTCGCGGGCATCCCTGTGCGTCGCTGCGACGCCCTTCTCAACACTGAAACCGGCGTCGCCTAAAGCGAACGGGCAGGAGACATTCCTATGATTATGGACGAAAGACTTGAGTTCGCCGACAACGTGTCCGTGGCGGCTTCGGCTGGCACGGCGCTGATTGGCGATGTGATCGACCTTGGCGCCACGACCCAGGACGTTGGCAATGGAGAACCGTTGTTTCTGGTCATCAAGACCGGCGCGACGGAGATCATTACCGGCGGTTCCGCTGGTACGGTCAAGTTCCAGCTCGCCTCTGACGCCCAGGCGGCGATTGCCACGGACGGAACGGCCACGGTCCACTTTGACACGGGTACGATCGTTACCGACGACGCAGCGGCGAACAGCGCATTGCTGAACGCGGGTGCGACGATTGCCATGGTTGCTCTCCCTCTGGGAACCTACGAGCGTTACCTTGGCGTCCTTTGCGTCACGGCGACGACCACGACTACGGCGGGCACGATCGACGCCTTCTTGACGAAAGATCCGTCGAAGTGGGTGGCCACGGCTAACGCGCCTGGCGCGAGCATTAACCTCTAAGGAAGGATGGTACAGATGAAGATCGTGAAGGCGACAGCTTTAGGCTTTTACAAAGGGTCAAGGGTGCGTCCCGGCACGGTCTTCTCTGTGCCTGACAACATGGCCGGCAGCTGGTTTGAGCTTGTGGAGCGGAGGGGGCCCGAGCCCGAACCGGAGCCCGCAGCCGAACCAGCAGTCGAACCAGCCCCTCGCCGCATCAAGCGTTTAGACTTGTGATAGGACGCCGCCATGGCCAGCGTGATTGATATCTGCAACCTCGCTCTGAGCCATATTGGTGACCGAGCCAACATCAACAGCATCAGCCCGCCTGAGGGATCGATCCAGGCCGAGCATTGCGCGCGGTTTTACCCTTTGGCTTTGGATACGTTGTTGCGCATGCACCCGTGGACCTTTGCCACGCGGCGCTTGCTCTTGGCTGATGCGTCGCTAGTCGTCCCGCCGGCGCACCCATGGCAATACAGCTATGCCATCCCGTCCGATCTCGTAACGGTCATTGGCATCTACTCCGGCGCGCGGCAGTTCGACGAAGACGCGCATGAGTATGAGTTCGAGATCGGTAACGACATCAACCGCACGCGCGTGATCTTCACGAACTGCGATGAAGCCACCATGCGCTACGTCTCCGACGTGACCGACAGCGCGCGCTTTCCCGCCTGGTTTGTGCAGGCTCTGAGCTGGATCTTGGCCAGCCACCTTGCAGGGCCAATCATCAAAGGCGAGCAGGGCGTTCGCACGGCCCAGGCCGCCTTGCAAACCGGCTTATCCTACGCGGCCAAAGCGGCAGCCAATGACGCCAACGAACGCCGCCGCAGTCCTGTGCGCAACGACACACGCCACACTGCTCCATGGCTGGCCAACCGCGCGCTTATCTGGCCCTACAACGATGAGCCCTACAGCCCATGAGTAACAAGACCTACACACGGTCATTCAACGGCGGCATCGTCAGCCCAGAGATGTACGGGCGGCTGGATGACGTTAAGAACAACACCGGCCTTGCCGTGTGTCGGAACTTTGTCGTCACCCCGCAAGGGCCAGTGGTCAATCGCCCTGGCACGCAGTTTGTTCGCGAGGTTAAGACCAGCGCCAAGGCAACCCGCCTGATTCCGTTTCGCTACAGCGCGACCCAAACTGTCGTCATCGAAGCGGGAAATGCCTATTTCCGTTTTCACAGCTTTGGCGCAACGCTGCTTACCCCGACCACTGGCGTTAGTGCGTGGGATGTGGCAACGGCCTATGTCGCCGGCGATCTTGTCACCCGCAGCGGCTCGACGTGGTACGCTGTCGCCGCTTCCACAGGTTCTGATCCCGCGACCCCTGCAAACCAATATGGCGCAACGCCCGTCATCACAGCCACATGGGTGCAAGACGTGGGGCCAGTCTCAACCCCGCCAGCAGGCTACACTAACAGCGGCTCGACCCTGCCAACACAGGTTGTGATTGGCCAGAAGCTTTACATCAGCGAGATCACCTACACTTATCAGCCGCCGTCATTTTATAACGAGTGGCTTTACATCGATCTCGAACCCATCGAAACAGTTGTCTATTACGGCTACACCGGCACGGCCAACACCAGCCCCACAGGGCAATGGTATCAAATGCCGACGGTTTATGAGATTCCGTCGCCCTACGCCGAGCAAGACCTGTTTGACCTGCACTACATCCAAAGCGGCGACATCATTACAATCGTCCACCCTAACTACGCCCCGCGCGAGCTGAAGCGACTGGGCGCGACAAAGTATGTCTTGAGCACGGTCACCTTTGGCTCAACCCTGGCCGCGCCAACGATCTCCAGCGTGACGCCGACCTTAGGAACGTCGCCATCCCTCGCCCAGACCTACAGCTACGTGGCCACGCGGGTGAGTGACAATCAGCTTGACGAAAGCGTGGCCAGCGCGGCTGTGACCGCCAGCAACCAGTTGTTTGACACAGGCGCAGTCAACACGATTAACTTTGCCACCAGCGCACGGCGCAATGTGTATCGCGAGAGCGGCGGACTCTATGGCTTCATTGGTCAATCCACCGGCACAAGCCTAGTGGACGACAACATTGCGCCAGACACAAGCCGCACGCCGCCGCTCAACCAAAACCCGTTTGCGTCCGACTTCCCCGGCGCTGTGTGCTATTACGAACAACGCCGCGTCTTTGCCGGAACGCCGCTCTTCCCGCAAACCTTCTGGATGACCAAGGCCGGGACCGAAAGCAACTTGGATTACAGCATCCCGGTCAAAGACGATGACGCCATCAGCGTCAAGATCGCTGCGCGCGAGGCCAACACAATTCAGCATGCTGTTGTGATCGGCGATCTCCTGTTGCTGACCGAAAGCGCGGAATGGCGCGTTGCCAGCGTTGGCGATCTTCTGACGCCAAGCACGATCACGATCCGCCCGCAAAGCTATATCGGCGCGAGCAATGTGCAGCCTGTCACGGCCAACACCGTGGCGATCTACGCCGCCGCGCGAGGCGGGCACATGCGCGCGATCGGTTTTGACAACGACATTCAAAGCTACATCTCAGTCGACCTGTCCCTGCGTGCGGCGCACCTGTTTGATTACAAGACAATCAAAGACATGGCTTACGCCAAAGGGCCAACCCCGATCGTCTGGGCCGTCTCAAGTGACGGGCGCTTGCTGGGCATGACCTATGTTCCCGAGCAACAGGTTTACGCCTGGCACTATCACGATACCCAGGACGGCGTGTTTGAAAGCGTGGCTGTCGTCAGCGAAGGCAATGACGACATCCTTTATGCTGTCGTGCGGCGCACGATTGGCACAAGCACCAAGCGCTACGTCGAACGCCTTGCCAGCCGCTACTTCCCTGACCTGAAGGACTTCATTGGGTCTGATTGCAGCTTGACCTACTCAGGCTCACCGGCCACCACGATCAGCGGCCTTGGCCACCTTGAAGGCAAGACGGTCACCGTGCTCGCCGATGGCGCAGTCTTGACTTCCCGCGTGGTCACAAGCGGGCAGATCACCCTCGACAAGGCCGCCAGCCTTGTGCATGTGGGCTTGCCGGTTGTGTGCGACTTGCAGACGCTCCCGCTCGCCATCGAAGCTGAAGCCCTGGCCCAAGGCACAAAGAAGAACATCAGCAGGGTCATGCTGCGGGTGTACAAAAGCAGCGGCATCTTTATTGGTCCGACGACGGATGAGCTTAAAGAAGCCAAGATCCGCACGAACGAGACCTACGGTTCGCCGCCTAACCTCTACACCGGCGAAATTGAGGTTGAGATCCCGCCCGCTTGGACCGATGACGGGCAGATCATTGTGCGCCAAGCCGCGCCTGTGCCATTGACGATCGTCTCAATGACGACCACCCTGCAATTCGGAGGCTGACTTGGGAACCGCTGCTCTAGCATTGCAGGCCGGGTCAGCCGTTACGGGCGGCATTGGCTCTTACTACGCCGCCCAAGGCCAGCGCACGGCGCTTAGAAGCCAAGCGCGCATCGCTGAGATCAACGCGCGCATCAGCGAGGGCCAAGCCCGTGACGCCATGCTACAGGGCCAGATGCAGCAACAGGCCATTCGCGAGCGCGCAGGGCAGATCAGAGGCCAGCAGCGTGTGGCGTTCGGCGCGAACATGATCGACCCGACTTCAGAGACGGCGATCGCCCTGCAAACCTCAAGCGACTATCTCGCCGAACGCGATGTGAACATGGCCGAAGCCAACGCCTTGCGCCAAGCGTGGGGCTACCGCATGGAGGCGACCGGCCAACGCAACCAAGCCATGATGGCGCGAGCAACAGCCAAGGGCATCAGCCCGTTGCTGGCTGGCGCAACGTCGCTTTTGACAGGTGCCGCGCAAACGGGGATGACCTACACTAGCCTTAAGCAAGCGGGATATGACTTCCCCGACTGGATGCAGAGAGGGCGCAGAGGGTAATGCCGCGCGTCCCAACATACGAGAGCCAAGGGCTGCAGCCTACGATCCGCCAAGGTGAGGCCCGGCAGGTCATCACGACGGAGCAGGCCACTCTGCCAGGGCGCCAGCTGCAAGAGGTTGGCGAGACCATGGGGCGCGTCGGGAGCGCGCTGGGTCAGTATGTTTTGCAGCGGCAGAATGATCTTAACGAGGCTCAAGCGGTTGACGCCCTTAATCAGATTGACGGGCTTGCGCAAGAAGGACTCACTTCATACGAGTCTTTGCAGCGCTTGGACGCCATACAAAATAAGACCTGGGGAGACCAAGATCCGGTTTCCTTTATTGGCGGAAAATTGCGCGATCAAGCTGATGAGATCATCAACCGCCTTAATCCGGCTGTTCAAAGGTATGTTCGCCCTAGAGTTGATGTCACGCTTGCGCGAACGGGCAATCAGTTAACCAGGCACTTCAACGCCCAAAACACGGCATTCCAAGTAGAGGTTAACGAAAGGCGCATAGAGGTAGAGACGCAAAACATCATTCGTTACTCAGAAGATGAGTCTGCCGTTCTCGAAGGCGTGCTCGCTATTAGAAGAGCACGGGAGATTATTGGCAAGGTCCAAGGTCAAGACCCGGAAACAATTAGGATAAACGCTGACAACGCCATCAGCGAAGCCATGGCCACCACCCACACTGGCCTTCTGAATAGCAATAACTTTCCCGCCGCAGAACGGTTTTTAGAGCGGAATCAGAACCTGTTTCGGCCCGAGGCTTTGATGGATGCGCGGAACAATCAGCAAAGGGTTGGAGCTGAGTTTTATGGCGGCAGAGACGCTCAAGCGGCCCAGACCCGCTTTCCTTGGCGGGAAAACTTCAGTCAGCAATCAGAAGTTGACGCCTTTTTGCGCGAGCAAGCCATGGTCGATGGCGTTCTAGATCGCAACAGGTACAACGTCGCAAGGATTGAGTTTGATCGTTATCTTGGCAGATCACAAGATGACTTTTCCGCCACAAGATCCGCTGCATTGCAAAGAACCTACAGTAGAATGCAAACTAGCGTTTCCGCAGCGATTGCGCATTCAGACTTCAATCTCTTGTCTCCAACGCAACAAGCCGCAATCCGCAACATGCGCCCTCGTGCTTCGTCCGAGCAAAGGCTGGAAAACGCCACCACTTTGCTTTCCAGCACCGATTATGTAGAGCGCCTTTCAGAGATGACAAGAGAAGAAGTTGCGGCGTTAGAAGATCAGCTTCCTCCTCAGCAATACAGCCAAATTGTCGCAGATTGGAATAGCAATGAACTGGCGAGGCTTCGCTCTGTCCCTTTAACTGGATCAACTCGCACAGCGCTTCGCGAGGCGCTTACAAGGCTTGGGCTACCAACAAGCGGCGACGAATACACAACAATACAATCTCGAGCGCGGTATTTGCTTGGCGAAGAACAAGCAAGGCGTGAAAGAGAAATACCGCCATCAGAATTGGAAAACTTCTTTATAAGCACGCTTGGCAGAGACATTGCTGCAAGAAGCGGCACGACTAGAAACGTTGGTGAATTTAGCTACAGAAACATTCCAAGGTCTGACACGCGCCGCATTGAGGCGGCTTTGGGGCGGGTATATCAAGACGCTTCAGACGCGAGCGATCCGAATGCTGAACTTTACAATCCAGAGCTAGAGGAAAACGTGGTGCGTCAATACCTTGGCGAGCAAGCTGGCATATTGGCTCCATTGCAGGTTCCTCAATGACAGACGTTTTTGACAGGGATGAGGAAGAAGAAGACGAACTCATTGGGTTGAGCAGACCGACCTTTATAAGTCGGGATTATACAGCCCCATATCGACAGCAGCGGCCAACACAAGGGCAACCTTCGGCGCCACAAAGGTTAATAGGAACACCGCGCTCTACCCTTACCGACGAACAGTTTGCTTATCTCAGGGGCGGTTTGCCATCTCTTCAGATGAGCAGCACCATTGCGCGGGCCAACGCAGCGCGCTGGGCGGTTGGTGATTTCAGGCCAGACGAAGAAGCAGAGGCGCGGCAATGGGCTAATAGCCAACAGCAAAGCCTGCAAAGAGCCCGCTCTTTGCCGCCAGAACAACGCCGCGCTGAAGCAGCTGTCAATGCTTTGGCGCGATCCCCGGCTCTTACGCGCTATATGGCGAATGAAGACAGGGCGGCGCTTTCCGGCGATGACATTGACAACCTTGAAAGAATCGATCAAGCCCTCGCTCCCTTGCGCGCACCAATGTCCGTTGCGGGAGCCGTGATCCCAGGCGCGCAGCTGTTTGCCCATGTGCCACAGTTTCTTTCCGGCCTTGCCATAGGGCGCCGTCGCCAAGAGATCCTTAGCGGAACTGGCGAGATTGGCCGCGCTCTTCTTTCTACAGACCCAAACCGCCGCCTTACCCAAGAAGAAACCAACGCTGTTTTGCGCGGTCGAGAAGAGCTTAATCGGCTGCAAATTGATTTTAGAGAACAACCCATTGGATGGGTTTCTGGGCAAGTCGCTGAAACCGGCGCTTCGGTGTTTTACTCTTTAGCCCAAGCGCCCGTGCCAACGCTTTTGGGGGCGGCGGCTGGCGGCGTACTTGGCGGTATTGGAGGCGCTATTGCCGCAGCGCCAGCAGCGGCTGGGGGTCCAGCGGGTTATGCCGCAGCCGCGTCTCAAACCGTTCCTGCCGGCGCCGTTGCAGGCGCCCGCACCCTTGGCGGCATAGGGTTTACGCTCAGCCTTTATGCGTCCAATTTTCAGATCGAGTTTGCCAACTCCTATGTGACCTATTCCACCACACGCCTCAATACCGGCGAAAGGATGGATCACGAGACGGCCCTCGGCGCGGCGGCGCTGACCGGGCTTGTCAACGGTGCGCTGGATGCGGCGGCTGATAAATTCTTTGTTGACCAAGTGCCTGGCCTCAATCGCCTGTTTGCGCGCCCAGCTCGCGACACGGTCGACGAGCTTTTGCAAACCCCGCAGGGCCAAAGCATTCTGCGCACGATCGGGCAGAGGGCCGCACAAGGGGCCACGGTCGAGGGCGTGACAGAGTTCTTGCAAACCTTGGTGGAACTTGGTGTTGGCCAAGGCGCTGTCGCCACTGCCGAAGGTGCGCCGCTCATTGAAGCTGTTCCTGAAGCCATCGGCGAGGCCTTGTCTGGCGAAAGCTTGGCTCTTGCGGCTCAATCGGCTGTTGCGGGCGCTGTCGGTGGCGGTGGTCTTGTTTTGGGCGCTGCGCCCTTCATCGGCCCAGCAGAGGCCTATTTGCAACGCCGCGAACAACGCTCGCAGGAACAACGCGCCGCGACTGCAGAAGGCAGAATTGAGATTGTCGAAAACGCCATCGCAGCGGCCAGCGAAACCCGGCTGGTTGATCGCGATCGGGGCGAGCTGGCGCAATTTATTAATGACGCCACAGCCGAAAGCCCGGTTTCGACAATCTATGTCGCGCCTGCGGATCTTCAGTCTTTGGCGCAAGAGCGCGGCGTCACTTATGAGGCTTTGGCGCAATCCATTGGCGCAAGCGCAGAACAGATTGCTCAAGTTGACGCGACGCCTGGCACGTTGATCGAAATTCCGATTGGTGACTTCATTGCAGCGGTGGCCAAGACAGACCTGCAACAAGCGGCGGTGGAAATCATTAAGACCGATCCCATGCTTTTCACCCGGCGCGAGATCGGCGCTTTGCGTGAGGCAGGGCAAGAAGAGGCTATCACTGTCGCCGAGCGGCTGGCGCAAGACATGGCCGCAGACATTGAAGGCCGGACTGAGGTAGCGGCGCTAGAGCGGGACTTGGAAGCAGAACTTGCGCCCGTGCAACAGGCGATCGAAGAAGGCCTTGCGCCGCTCATCACAGACGGCGCGGCGAGGCAGATCGGCGACAAAGGCGTCATCCCTTATGCTCGCATCACTGCGCAATCTTATGCCGTGATCGGACAAATCGAAGGCATTACCGCCAGCAAAGCGCGGCAGCTTTATCCTTTGCGGTTTGCTGCTATGGAACGCGGCGGCCAAGGTCTTGGCCAACCAATCGAAGAAGGCGCTCCAGTCGAAGGCGGCCCCGCTGTGCGCGCTGGCAGGCGCGAGATCCCTGTTCTGCCTGAGCCTAACACCCCAGAGTGGAACGCCTTGCTGCAAGCTGTTGCGGACAAGCAAGCTCGCGGCGAGCGCCTTACCGCCAATGAACGCGCGATCGCCAACCTCAACCGCGAAGACGCAGCCGAATTGTCTCGTATCCTTCAGCGGATTCGCGAGGGCAAGGAACTTACCCCTGCCAGCCAGCGCTTCCTGCGTGAGCGCGGCTATGATCCGGCGACAGGGCAGCCGGTGGAAGAAGGGTTTGGCCAGTCGCAAAAGCGTTCGCGTCTTACGCCTGATGAGGCGCGATTGGTGCAAGAGCGAGCCGATGAGCTTGCCAATGCAGCCATTGCTGCGTCGAAATGTAGCGCCAAAACTGCACACATAACAGGAGGCGCTTTGACTGTTATGGCCGTTACTGGCCGATCAGGATCTCCAGCGGCGGCAGGCCTTGGTGAGATGATCGCAGGCAATCTTTTAGGCCTTGGAATCGGCGGCGCAATTGCCACTGTGCCTCTTGTTATGCGAGCGCAACAAGAAAACCTTAAAAGGATGGCGGAAGAAGCGCGCATTGAAGGCCAAACTGAAGAAGCCAGACAACGTCAAATGCAGCTTGAACTGCAAGACTTTAGTGCTTTCGTCGACGGAAAAATTACCGAACTGAACCTGCCTTTGTGGCGAGATCAGGTTCTTCAGTATGGTTATACCAGCCTTCCAGAAGACGCTGATCTTGGGATGATGGTGCAGCTCTTTGCCGGAATCGAAAGCATTGATCCAGCCTATCTTAACTCAATGATTTCAAGAGAAAGCAGAGGCCAGCGGACAGCGGCCAACCCAGAGTCTACAGCTTTGGGCGTGGCTCAGTTCATTGAAGAAACTTGGCAAAACGAACTTCGTGTCAACGGGGCGCGCTACGGATTTACGGGCGACCCAAAGACCGATGACGCGTCTTGGTTGCGCACTGATCCGCGGCTAGCTATCGCCATGGCTGCGACTTTTACACGAGACAACGCCAAGACGTTTCAAGAGCGCACGGGCCGCGAGCCTACACATCGAGACGCTTACGGGGCGCACTTTTTTGGAATTGACGCCTATTTGCGAGCGTTGCGTTTGGCGGCAGAAAATTACCCAAATGCGGCAAGGGCGTTTCCAGCCGCGGCAGAAGCTAACGAAACAATTTTCTTTGACACGCGGCGCAGCGGATGGCGAATCAACCGGCAAGGGGACCGCGTGCCAAATTACATTCGCCTCCGCAATCGTTCTGTGAGCGAAGTTTTGGCAAACCTTTATCGGTTCAAGCGCCCTGTTAGCGTGTGGGCGCAAACGGAGCCCGCCAATGACTAAGAGGTTGCTTGCATTTCACAGGGGAGAGGCGTGATCAAAATTAACCATCCTTCCATGCCTAATTCTTGGGCCATGAGTGCGTCCGCAACGCCATGGCGAGCAGCTTCACATTCGGCTTGAGAGGCAAACGCTCGGCGCTCATGGCGAAAATGCGGCGTGTCGCCAATCCACAGCACAAAGATCACGGTAAAAACCCACATGCGACAACAGTGCATTAACTCCGCCGAAAAAGCCATTGGCCGTTCGTTCAATGACGGCGAAGTGAACTTTGTCGATGCGGCTATTGCGCGAGCTGGCGCGGACCTGCAAGCGCAAGACCCCGATGCTTGGAACCAGATGTCCCCAGCTGAGCAATGGCGCGCAGCGGGCCAGCGCGCGGCGGAAGTTATGCGTGCAGAAGCGCAGCAGCTTGTGGAGCAAGCTGAAGGTGGCGCGCAGATCGAAGAAACA